GGACGGCGCGACGGTCTACACCCTGACCTTCGGCACGGACAACGTCGGCACCGCCACCGCCACGCCCGCCGTGATCGACCACTACTACGGCAAGAGCGCGGACGTCCAGAACGGGGTCTGGCACCGGACGGCGCAGACGGCCAGCAACGTCGTCAACGCCGCCGACGGCACCGAGGACTACGTCGCGATCGAGGTGCTGGAGACCATGGCACCGACGATCAACGGCGTGAAGTACCCGTGGGTGCGCCTGACCGCCGACACCGCCGGCCCGACCACCGCCGCCACGGTCACGGCCGTCTTCCACGATCTGGCCTACCAGCGCGCCCCGCAGAACCTCCGGTCGGTGACGGTGTGAGCGTCCTGACTCCGGGTAAGGCGCTGCGCAACGCCTACTACGGCCCGATCGTCCAGCGCGCCGCCGCGGTTCTGCCGGCCACCGGCAACCAGACCCTGTTCACCGTGACCGGCGGCAAGGTCATGGTGACCAGCCTGATCGGTGAGTTCACCGTCGCCGGCAGCGCCACGGTGACGAACCTGAAGCTGACGGCTGTCGGCCCGAACGCCCAGACCACCGACATCTGCGCGAACGCGCTGGTGACCAGCGTGGCCGTGGGCACCCTGTTCTGCCCCACCACGGTCGGCGCGGCCGGCCAGGTCGGCGCGGCCGTCACGCAGAACAACGAGATCGTCGTCAACACGGGATCGATCCGGGCCACCACCGACGCCACCAATACCGGCGCCGTGCGGTGGACGCTGAATTACATCCCGCTCGACGACGGCGCCGCCGTCACGGCGGCGTAGCATGTCCGCCTCCCCCGGCCGGACTGCGGACGCCACGCTCAACAGTGTGGCGTCTTCGGCGACGTCCGTGCAGATCTTCGCCGCGAACAGCGCGATCATGCGGCGCACCCTGTTCAACGAGAGCAGCGCCATCCTGTACCTGAAGTTCGCCAGCACCGCGGCCAGCCTGACCAGCTATACCACCCAGGTAGCCGCGGGCGCGATGTACGAGTTCCCCGGCAACCCGTGCTACCGCGGCGCGGTTACGGGGATCTGGGCGTCGGCGAACGGCGCGGCCCGGACCACGGAGTTCTGAGCATGGCCAACGGCGTGTACTCGGCGGCCCGTGAGGGATTCCTCACGGGCGCCGTCGATCTGGACACCGCCACCGTCAAGGTGGCGCTGGTGCGCGGCTACACGTACAACGTGGCGCACGTCTTCGTCAGCGACGTCACCGCCGCGGGCGGCGTGTTCAACGGCTCCGGCGTGGCCCTGGCCAGCAAGACGACGACGGGTGGCGTGTTCGACGCCGCTGACACCGACCTGTCCACCACGGCCAGCGCGGTGAACCACGGCATCCTGATCTACCAGAGCAGCGCCGCGGCGGGCGGTGCCGACGTCGCCGCAAGCTCTCAGCGTGTCGTGGCCTGGCTGGACACCGGGACGGGCCTGCCCGTGCAGCCCGGGACCGGAACCACCACCGTCACGTGGTCCAGCGGCGCGGACAAGATCTTCTCGATCACCCAGGCCTAGCCCATGGCCAACCTCTTCACCGGCCAGACCCCCACGGTCACCAACGCGGACGACGGCGCGCCCGGTATCGCCACCGCCACCAGCGTCACGTTCGCCCAGAGCGGCACGGTGACCGGGGTCCGGTTCTACGCCACCACCACGGTCAGCGGCACCTACACCGTCCAGCTCTACCAGCCCACCGCCGCCGACGACATCTCGCCGGCCGGGACGCTGCTGGCGAGCAAGGTGGCGGGCGTCGCCCCGACGCCCGGGACGTGGAACACGATCCTGTTCGACACGCCCGTGACCGTGGCCACCGGCACGCTCTACCGCGCGGTGCTCCATTCGTCGGCCGGCCGGTACGTGGCCACGCTGGAGTTCTTCGGCGTCTCGCTGACCAACGGCGACATCACCGCCGAGAGCAACGGCAACAACCCCACCGGACTCGGGACGTTGCGTCAGGGCACCTTCGCCATCAGTGCCACACCGACGTACCCGTCCGGCGCGGGCAACCGGACGTGTTACTTCGTCGACGTGGAGTTCACCGCCGGGGCGGCACCCGTCACCATCACGCCGGACTCCATCTCGCTGAAGACGAACGTCGGCCAGCCCGGCATCGGCGCCGTGGTGATCGCCCCGGCCTCGATCCGGCTCGCCGCCACCGTCGGCCAGCCCACCGTCACCACTCCGGCGCCGGAGCCGGGAGAGGTGCAGCCATCCGGGTGGGGTGGGTTGCTGTCGGTGCGCAGGAGCGCCGACGCCGATCACCGCGCCAACGTCGAGCGTGAGCGGCACCCCATCGACTGCCCCGAGCACGGCTGGCCGCTGAAGCCGACGCCCCGCGGGCTGCACTGCGAGTTCGGCGGTCACGTCGTCACCCCGAGGAGTATCTGATGCGCGCCGTCTACACCACCGTCGAACGGCTCATGCGCGCGTCCGACGTCAAAGCCGCCGCCTACGCCGGCCCGGAGTTGCTCGCCGCGATCGAGTCGGCCAGCGAGGACGTGGATGCCCTGGTGAAGCAGGGCGACGCTCGGCGCCCTGCGTTCGCCCCGTGGGTGGGCACCATCACGTTCGACTGGCCGTTCGCCAACAACGACAACGCCTACCGGTTCTGGCTCAATCAGTTCCGGCTCGCCTCGCTGACCACCATGAACAGTGGCGGCGTGGACATCACGGCGAGCGCTCTGGGCTGGCCGGCCAGCGGACCGCCGTTCTCCGCGATCGACATCAACACCGGGGGCAGCAGCTCGCTGGAAGTGGGATCGAGCACAGGTCAGCGCTCGCTCGCGATCACCGGGACGTGGGGCACGCTCGGCCGGGACGACTCCCGCTCCAGCTGGACGCTCGGAGCGTCGGTGAGCGCGAGCGCTTCCACCTGGCTCATCAACGCCCCGATCGGGGTGGGTTCGCTGGTACTGGCCGGGTCGGAACGGGCGATCGTCACCGAGCGCACCTGGAACGACAGCGGTCAGACCGCGAACGCGCTCACGGCGAACGTTGCCGACGCGCTCGTGACCGTGCAGTCCGGGAGTGCGTTCCTGGCCGGCGAGGAGATCACGATCGACGGCGAGATCATGCTGGTCCGCGACGTCATCGGCAACACGCTCGCCGTCCAGCGCGCCGCGAGCGGGTCGGTGCTGGCCGCGCACGGGCCGGTGAGCGCGGTCTACTGGAAGCGGTCGTGCACTGTCGAGCGGGCGGCGCTCGGAACGTCGGCGGCGTCGCACAGCGGCGGCGAGACGCTCTCGATCTACCGCTCGCCCGGGCTGGTGGAGCAGCTGACGATCGCCTACGCGCTCGATCGCCGCGCTCAGGAGAACGTCGCCTACGCTCGCGATCTCTCCCACATCCAGGATCGGCGCTCGCTGTCGTCCAAGAAGGTGGGCGGCGATCTGGGCGCGGTCGGGATCACCGCGCTGCAGCAGCGCGTGATCGATGCGTACGGCCGGATCCGGCACCGGGCGATCTGAGATACGATCACCGCAGATCAGAGCGCGATTCGAGGGGGTGGCAGGGGTGGCCGATTTCTACGGGCCGATGTTCGACGGCGCCGCCGCCCGCGCCGCCGAGGATCTGCGTGCCGAGATCGAGCGCGAGGTGGCCGACAAGGGGTTCTCGATGGTACAGGGTCGCCTCATGCAGGTCATCCGCCAGCCCACCCCGTACTACTGGACGCAGCTGAAGACGATCAGTCGGCGCGGCGGTACCGAGGTGACCGGTGAGGATGTGATCTATCACTGGTGGCTGGAAGGTGTCGGCTCTCGCAACTTCCCTGTCACCCGGTTCAAGGGCTACCGATCGTTCGCCATCACCGCAGCGGCGCTCCGTCAGATCGCCCAGGGGATCGCCGAAAGCGTGATGGCTCCGTACGTGCGGAGGATGAACCGGTGAAATCGAGGGGCGTAGAAGTGGATGGATACAGGGTGGGATGGGGCTGGCTGCCCCGATTCTTCGGCCAGGTGAATAACCTCTTGCCGTGGTTGATTCGTGGGCATCAGCCTGACGGGCAGCGAGTGGCACGCATGCGGTACATGGAATCGATTATCAGAGATGCTCGATTCCTGCTCACTCGTCCGATTGGTCAGTGGATTCACCGTCCATGGCAGGCAGAATCCTGTCACCTGAATCGTGCCGAGAGAGCCTTCACGCGCCGCGGTGCAGAGCGCCGAATTCTTGCAAAGCTTCGTAAGGTGAACCGGTGACGATCGGAATTCAGTCACTCGTCGATGCGCTCATATCGCACGCCTCCATGTCCGGCCTGTTCGCTCAGGTGCAGGGGCACGAGCCGAAGTCCATGCCACCCAACGGGCCGGGGCCGGACCTCTGGTACGCCGTGTTCCTGAGCGCGCTGGGGCCGGCCAGGACCGGGAGCGGGCTGGCCGTCACGACGGCCAGGGTCGAGCTGACCGGGCGCATCTATATGCCGTTCCGCTCCGAGCCGGAAGACCTGATCGATCCGAAGCTGGCCACGGCGTGTGACGTCATGTTCGACGCCTATACCGGAGACTTCGAGCTGGGCGGCAACGCCCGCAACATCGACGTCCTCGGCTCCCAGGGTCAGCCGCTGTCGGCCCGGTTCGGCTATCAGTCCGTGGACGGCGCCACCTACCGGGTGGCCGATATCGTCATCCCGATCGTGGTCAACGACGCATGGGTGCAGAATGCCTAAGGAGGCCTGAAAGTGGCGAAACAGACAGGCCTAGGGGATCGCCTGCTCGTGGGCGGCTATGACCTCTCCGGCGACATCGGATCCCTGCAGGGCATCGGCGGCGGACCGGCGCCGCTGGACCTGACCGATATCACCCAGAGCGGGTACGAGCGCCGCGGCGGGTTGCGCACCGGGCGTATCGACTTCACGTCGTGGTTCAACCCGGACGCCGCCCGCGCGCACGAGCGCCTCAGTGCGCTCCCAACGTCGAACATCCTGGCCACCTACTGCCGCGGTTACGGCCTGGGCCTGCCGGCGGCGAGCTGCCTGGCCAAGCAGATCGGGTACGACGGAACGCGTGCCAGCGACGGATCGCTGTCGTTCGCGGTCAGCACGCAGTCCGACAGCTTCGGCCTGGAGTGGGGGATCCAGCTCACGCCCGGGCTGCGCACCGACACCACCGCCACCAACGGCACGTCGATCGACAACGCCGCATCCACGGCGTTCGGCGGTCAGTTCTACCTCAACCTGACCGCGTTCACGGGAACGTCGGTGACGGTGAAGATCCAGGACTCCGCCGACAACGCCACCTTCGCCGATCTGGCCGGGGCGACATTCACCGCTGCCACCGGGCCGACGTTCGAGCGCATCGCCATCGCCAACAACGCCACCGTGCGCCGCTACCTCCGCGTCGCCACCACCGGCACCTTCACTAACGCCGTTTTCGTCGTGAACGGCGTCCGCAACCTCATCGCCGGACAGGTGTTCTGATGGCTAAAGCAGCGCGTCCAATGCGTCCAGGAACGAATGAGATCTTCCTTGACTTCATCAACCGCAACAGGGATTGCATCGAGAACTTCATCTCATCGGACCACGAATTTGTCATCAAGGCTAACGGGATGGTGGAGATGCGAGCGACGTTCCACCTCGACATCCAGGCTTTTGAGATGACCCTCAAGGCGCCGGAGGTGAAGGAATGATCGTGAACAGGCCCGGACCGAGCGCGTTCAAGACGTACGAGATCGTCGCGCCGCTCGCGTCGCACTTCCGCGCCGCCACGTGCGAAGAGGTGGAGTGCCGCGCGTACACGAACGGCTGGAAGACCACCGTGCTACCCGGCCAGCCCGAACACGCTCAGGTACTGGCCCTGGCCAGCCGCTACCGGTGGACCGGGCCGGAGAACAACGCGGACGGAACCGTGACGTTCACCTTCCCGCCCGGCCAGCGCTGCTTCCGCCAGGCCCAGCACCGCGTCCCGCTGGAGCGCGAGCCGCTCTATGTGGTGCGCGGCGGCGACGCGCGCGGCAATCCGCTGCGCACCCCCGCCGTCCAGCGTCGTGCCGATGACTGGGTGGACGACTTCGCGAATCACCAGCAGGCGATCGCTGATCGAGTAGAGAGAGGCTGACATGCCCAAAAGCACCGGACTCGGCTGGACGACGCTGTCGGTGGACGACGCCAGCGGCACCGCCCGGGCCATCAAGAACGACATCACCAACTTCCAGTTCGCCACCCCGCGTGGTGTCCAGGACGTGACCGGCGTCGACAAGTCGGCATTCGAGCGCCTGCTCCTGCTGGCCGACTTCACCATCACGCTCAACGGGGTGTTCAACGACACCACCAACGCCAGCCACGACGTGTTCAAGACCGTCCCGTCCACCAGCGTGCTGCGCACCACCACGCTGACCGTTCTCGGCAAGACCCTGGCCGGCGAGCTGCTCTACACCGACTACGCCCTCACTCGGGCCCAGTCCGGCGAGTTGACCTTCACCGCACCCGGTGTTCTTGGCGACGGCACCGTTCCCACCTGGGCATAGCAGGACATAGCACCACCAAACAGGGAGAAGAGATGGGTTTCAGGCTCAACCGAACGTTCAAGCTGCGCTGGGGCGGCGATCTCGAAGGACTGGAGATCGACACCCGCTCCGCCTCCGTGGCGGTGGTCGAGGAGGTCAAGGGCCTCGTATTCCGGCGCGGCGAGGGTGAGGACCGGGAGGCGGGCGAGGCGCGCCTGGCCGAGATCATCGTCTCGTACGTCACCCGCTGGAACTTTGAGGACGAATCCGGCCAGGAACTGCCGGTGAGTATCGAGGTGTTGCGCCAGCAGGAGCCGGCCGTCGTCCGGGAAATCGCCAAAGAGTGGTACCTCGCCGTCGCCGGAGTGTCCGCCCCTTTGGATCTGGGCTCGACAGATACCGCGCCCTCGGAGCTGGAGCCATCGCTGCCGATGGACGTCCTCTGACCCTGCCCGAAGAGGCGGCGACGGCGCTCGACATGCTCTACCTGTGTGACCGGTTCAAAGCTCTGCCCTCCCAGATCCTGGCCGAGGATGCGTCACTGATTCAGATGGTCCTGATTGAACGGAGGTTGCGCGGTGGAGAATGAAGTCGTCATCCACGTCCGCGCTGAGGACGACACCGGGCCCACCTTCGCCGCGATCCGAGCCAAAGCCAAGAAGCTCGGCGAGGATGTCGAGCGGGACCTCAAGCAGTCCGGCACCAAAGCGGGTCGCTCACTGGCCGACGGCATCTCCGATGGGCTGGCGCGCGGCCGTGCCGTCGTCACCCGCGAGGCCGACAAGATCGGCGATGCCGTCGTCCGGCAGATGGACTCCTCCGGCGACAAGGCCGGGCGCGAGCTGGCCGAGGGTATCAAGGACGGGCTCGATCACGCCGCCCCCGTCGTGGTGGCGCAAGCCACCGTGCTCGGCAACGACGTCGAGGACGAGATGCGGGAGGCCGGCAAGCGGGGCGGGCGGGCGCTCGGCGACGGCATTGACGAAGGGATGCGGGGCGCCGGCGGCGGTAGCGGCGGACCGAACATCGGCGAGAAGCTCGCCGGGGCGATGACCGCTGCCGGTCGCAAGGCCGGATCCGCCGGCGGCGCGGCGGCGGCGGAAGGGTTCGCCGGCAAGTTCGGCAGCCTGCTCAGCGGCCACCCGGCGATCAGCGCTGCCGTCATCGGGCTGAGCGCCACCATCGCGCCGCTGCTGGCCGCGAACATCGGCGGCGCGGTGATCGGCACCGGTGGCCTGCTGGGCATCGCGGGTGGATTCGCGGCCAGTGTGAAGGACCCGCGGGTCAAGGGCAGCCTGCAGGAGCTGAAGAAGCAGGTCTCCACCGACCTCAAGGCGGCGGGATCCGATTTCGCCCCGGCCGCGGTGGACGCGGTCGGCCAGGTCGGTGACGCCTGGACGAAGCTGATGCCCACGATCCGGTCGGTGTTCAGCAAGTCGGCCGACCTGATCACTCCGTTCCTGGATGGCGTTCTCGACGGCGTGGCAGGGCTGGCCGAAGGGATCGAGGAGTCGCTGGACGGCGCCGGCCCGGTCATGCAAGCGCTCGGAGATTTGGTGCGTGACTTCGGCAGCGAGTTCGGCGAGGTGTTCAGCGAGCTGGAAGACGACTCCGCCGCCCTGGCCGACTCGATCAACTTCCTGTCCGACGTCCTCGGATTCCTGCTGGACGCGGTCACGGTGGTCATCGAGGTGTCAGCGGACTGGATCAGCCAGTTCCCCGCCCTGGCTCGTGAGATCCAGGGCGCCGCCGACTCGGTGAGCAACTGGATCGACATGCTCGACGGCACGAAGGACGCTGTCGAGGAAGTGGACCTGCGGGGCGCTCAGTGGCACGACGGCATCGACGACGGCACCCAGAAGATCGAGCGACAGATCGGCGCGCTGCAGGCGCTGTCAGACGAGATGAACAAGCAGACCGACCCCCTCTACGCCCTGATCGACGCACAGTCAGCCGTCTCGGACGCCCAGGAGCGGTACAACGAGGCGCTGCGCAAGCACGGGCCGAAGAGTGAAGAGGCGCGCGATGCGCTGATCAAGGTGGGCAAGGCGGCCAGCAACGTCTCCAGCGCGGCGGCGAAAGCCGCGGACTCCGGGTTCGACGGCAGCCTGACCCCCGCGATGCGCAACGTGATGCGTCAGGCCGGGTTGAGCAAGACGGAGATCAACCGGCTGGAGAGCGCACTACGCAGCGCGCGCGGCGCGGCGGACCGCTGGGAGGGCACCTTCACCCAGACCTACATCACCCGGTATAAGGAGTACGGTCTCAAGTCCCCGTCCGGCGGCATGGGCGGATTCCAGGGCCACGCCTCCGGCGGTATCACCGGGGCGGCGACAGGCGGCATGCACACCGGGATGAAGATGGTCGGCGAGCACGGGCCGGAGCTGATCAGCCTGCCCCCCGGCAGCCACGTCTACAGCAACCCGGACAGCAGCAGCCTGATGGCCAAGGAAGCGGCGG